GCGGTGAAGATCCTGCTCCTGATTATCCTGTGGCCGGTAATCGTCATGGTTTCGTTCGCGGCCGTGGTGATCGGCGTAACCAACGCGGTGATAAGCCTGATCGCGGAGGAATTGAAATGAACTGGTTACTCGTGATCATCATCATCGTTTTCACGCCCGAGAATGAGCCGGTACTCGCCAACGGCGGGGCTTTCATCGTGGAGTCGGAAAAAATCTGCACGGACAAGGCGAAAGAAATCCACAAGGAAATGGGCAAACCGGCGTTTGTCTATACTAGCTGCGACCCAATCAAGGACGGAAAACCAATCGAACGTAAACGCGGGAGTAACATATGATCGACTACGCACGCAGGCTTGCATCCTACTTGTCATCGCTCGGAACCGTCTGGGGTCCGGCGCTCAAGCGCACGCTGCCCGCCTATCAGGGCACGCTCGATCTCGGGTATTTCACCGTCCCCGATTGGTGGGTCGGGGTGTGCCTGTTCTCGACCGACTCACGGGCGAAGCTCACGCTGCAGGTATTCGCCGCCACGAGCGGGGCGCTGGTCCATGACACGGCGAAGAAGGGCGAGCGGTTCACGTTGTCACCTGGGAAGTACCGGGCCGCGGTCACAGGAAAGCCGGGGAATGACACTCTCGAAATCCAGGTGAAGATTCATCACTCGCCATGAAAAACTGGCAAGACGCGCTCGACACGATCGCGCTCGCGCTGATCGTGTTCGGGCTGCTTGCGGTGGTCTATCTCTGGCCGGACTAAATGACTACGGTCGTCGCGAACCTGGAGGGCATGGCGGCGGACACTCGCGTCTCCGTTGACGGCTCGGCGTTCTATCACGCCAATAAAATCTTCCGCATCGGCAATTCGCTGTTCGGAACGGCGGGCGACGGAATGATGTGCCTCGTCATGTTGGAATGGCTCCGCAGCTCCCAGCGTTCCCGCCACGCCCTCTACAGGCACTGGACGGAGAATACCGAGCGAAGCGCGTGTTGGCTGTTGGAGCTGAGCCCCGGGGGGCTGTTCATTTGGGACGGGTGGGGATGTCCCGAAAAGATAAATGAGAAGCGTTACGCTATCGGCTCTGGACAACTACCTGCCCTGACAAAGCTTGACGACGGCGGATCGCTGGAGGATGCTGTGAGGGCTGGGGCGAAGTACGATCAATATTCGGGGCTGCCCATACAAGTGGAATGGCTGAAGACCGTGCCGGGAAAGCGAAAACGCTAGGTGCAGAACACTGCCTGCACGGACGCTGAGTTTGTCGCGCTGTGGCAGCAGACGCGGGGTTCCGCGAGTCAGCTCTCGCAGATCACGGGAGTATCGGTGCGTGGGGTATATGCCCGCCGCCGAGTGATAGAAAAACGTCTTGGCTCGCCGCTGCTTTCGCACGCGGCAAACTCACCCGACCGAACCATCATCGGGCCCGAGAACACCTACATTCGGCAAAATCGCATCGACGTGGAAAATGGCGTCGTCGTGATCTTCACCGACGCGCACATCTACCCGGGCATCCAGACAGCGGCACGTAGAGCGCTCATTAAGCTGCTCCCGGAGCTGAAACCGTCGATAGTGGTAGATAACGGTGACTCATTCGACGGCGGGCAAATCTCGCGGCACGAGCGGATCGGCTGGGATAAACGGCCCACGGTGAAGCAGGAATTGGACGCGAACGATGAGTTCCATTCCGAGGTTGAGGCCGCGTCAAAGGGCGCCTCATTCTGGTGGAACTGGGGTAATCACGATCTGCGATTCCCGACCCGGCTCGCCTCGCGGGTGGGCGAGTTCGAGGGTATTACCGGATTCCGCCTCGAAGACCACTTCCCCCGCTGGAAATTCGGGATCACGCTCACCATCAACCCCGGCGCGCACACCCCAACCCTCGTCAAGCACCGTTACCGGGGCGGGGACCACGCCGACTGGAACAACGTGATGCGCGCCGGGATCAACATCTTCACCGGCCACGATCACCAGATGACCTGCAGGCCGTTTGTCGACAAGCGCGGGCACCGATACGGGATTCGGGGGGGCACGCTCGCCGATGCCGCGTTGCCCATCTTCGATTACCAGGAGGCGAACCCCAGTCAGCAGCGATCCGGGTTTTGTGTCCTCACCTTCCGCAAATCCGCCCTGCTGTGGCCGCAATTCTGCGCGGTCCTCGATGAGGGCCATGTCGAGTTCATGGGGCGGGTGATCGCCGTATGACCTACTTTTTCGCCTTTCTCGCGTCATTGGTCTACATCGCGCTGAAGGCATTGCAACAGCGGCAGGTAATGGCTGCGGAATACCTGAGGATGCCCATTGTCAGCATGGGGCTCGCCGCCTGCGAGGTTTTCATCATGGTTAACGTCGTGAAAACCGCTGACAGCGTTCCCGGCCTGATCCTGTTGGCCGCGTGCATCGGGCTCGGCGCCGGAATCGGCTCTATGCTCGGCACATGGGTGCATGCGAGGAAGCGGTGAGCCCCGCCGGGTTCATCTTTGCCTACGTCGAGGTGTTCGAAAACGCCTGGGGCTGCGGCGTCGACCGCGAAGACGGATCAACGGCGCCATTCAGCGCGCACGCGGCGATCGAGGCCAGCGCGCTGCTCGATGAGGTCGCTGAGTTCATGGAGGTGCTGACAGAATGAGCGAGAGCATCTTGCAGGAGGCGCAAAGGCTTGTGCATGGCGACCGGGGGGCAAGCTACGGCCATCCCGGCGATGACTACCGCGCCACGACCGATATGTGGCGCGCGATGATCCTGCGCCGCTACGGAGTCGACGTGCCACTCACGGCGGACTTTGGCTGTCTTATGATGGTCGCCGTCAAGCTCTCGCGCGAGGCCGGAAAACCACAACGCGACAATCGCGTCGATGCCGCCGGGTACTTGGAGTGCGCGGACATGTGCGGAGGAAAGCCGCTTCGTCCGGAGGTGGCGAGGGAGGCGGGTTGAACTGCAACTAAGTTGCTGTTGCCGCTCACATTTGCGGTGGCGACCAACTTATGCGGCGCCTTCGAGTAGGTCCATGTTCTCCCCCTCGGTCCTGCGCCCTTGTGCGGCGATTTCGATGTTCTTCACGGCCTGCCGGTAGTAGCTGGCCTTGAGTTCCGCGCCGATCCCCCTACGCCCCATCGTGACCGCCCCGTAGACCCCGGAGCCCACGCCCATGAACGGCGTAAGGATAGTTTCGCCTGGGTTGCTCCAGAGCGTCAGGACGCGCTCGATCACGTCGAGCTGCAGCGGGTGGACGTGTTTCTCGTCGTCGGTGTCTCGCGCCCCACGGAACGGCAGGACGCGGCCCAGGCGAATGTCATCCCAAAACGCGGAAGCGTACTGCCTCCAAATCCAATGCGACCAGCGGTTTTCTGTCTGCTTGCCGGTCCATCCCCGATATTGCAAAAGCTCGTTCGGCGGCCGCCGTTCCCCGGCGTACTCGTGAAGCCCGGTCGGATGCGCTATCGCTACGGGGTTGTCGCCCTTGCGCCGGAACACGAGCAGCCAGTCGGCGCTCGCCACGCTGCACCGGCTTGAATCATCCACGATGGTTTTGTGGGCAAGGTTCTTGGCCATCGTCCGATTCCGAACGGCGAGCGGTTCTTTCCAGATCGCATAGCGAGCGATGTAGCGGAATCCGTGTTTCTCGTGCAGCCGGATAATGTCGCCGGGGAAGTCGATCAGGTAGTCGGTTCCGCAGTTGCCGCTGGGCACGTCCATGCAATGCACGGCGGTCATGCGCCCCGGCATCCTGACGCGGAACAGCTCCGCGACGACGTAGGCGTAGTGCTCGAAAAATTGCGTGTAGTCCCTCGCGTTGGACAGGTCGCGCTCGCTCGATGAGTAGTGATACAGGCCTCCGAACGGCGGCGAGTAGATCGACAAGTGGACGCAGTTATCGGGCAGCGCCTTCATGACCTCGATGCAGTCGCCGTTATAGATGGCGTACTTGTCCGTTACCTGCTGATCGGCTACAGCCATGCGGGAAGCCTCTCCGGTTCTTTGAAGTTGGAACCGCGCTCGATCTTGATTGCGCGGCTCATGTGCTCGACCAGCGAAGAAAACATCTTGTCGGCTTGCGCGGCCTTGCGCTGCAGGTTCTTCATCACGCCCTGCTCGCCCTCGGTCGTTACCATGTCCACCACAACGGGCCGGGTCTGCCCGAAGCGCCAGCAGCGGCGCACGCCCTGGTAATACTGCTCGAAGGAATGCGACGGAAAGCTCGTGACGTGGGCGCACGATTGGAAGTTCAAGCCCCATGCGCCGATCTTCGGTTTCGTCACGAGACAGCGCAACTCGCCCCGGGCGAACGCGAGGAATAGTTCTTCCTTGCGCTCGTCGGAGTCCTGCCCGCTCACCTGTCGGCAGTCGGGGATGAGTTCTTCGAGCAGGTCGCCCTCGTCATTCAGGTGGCACCACACAAGCGCCTGGTCCTTGTGCGCCACGAGCCCTGCCGTGCGCTCGCATCGCGGCGTGATGGTTCGCCTGCGCTCGTCGCGTTGCTCTTTCAGGCCAACGGCGGGAAGCGTGAATAGCATCCCTTCGCCGGGGGAAACGAGTTCGACAAGATGCTCGTTCTCCGTGAGCGTCGGAAGGATGAAGCGGCCATCGTCAAAGCCCAAGTCGGACGGTCGCCGTATCGCTCGAGCCCATGAGGACACCCACCGCCAGAATGGGGTCTCGGCGTGTCCCTTGAATCGCCACTTCACGACCTCGCCATGTTGTCGCCCGGTCGCGCTGTTGTTCTGATCGTTCTTGAAGAACCGATTGAGCATGTCCATGTGCCCAATCTCGCCCAGGGCTTCGGATGACGTGCCGAGCTCGATGTAGTCATTCGGCGCGGCCGTGGCCGTCGCCAGCAGGCGATAGGCCATCTTCCGAGAGAACTCCGTGACGGCGGCCTTCGTCTTTCCGTCGAAGCTCTTGAGGATGCTGGATTCGTCGCACACGATTCCCACGAAATCATCCGGGTTGAAGTGGTGCAGGCGGTCGTAGTTCGCCACCAGGATTCCATCGTGTAGCTCGCCCTGGTGAGATCGGTGCGCCTCGATACCGAACTTGGCCGCCTCGGTCACGGTCTGGTGAGCCACGGCGAGCGGCGTGAGCACGAGCACGCGGCCATTCGTCTTGCGGACAACGTTCTCGGCCCATACGAGCTGCATCGGGGTTTTCCCGAGTCCGCAATCCGCGAAGATCGCCGCGCGACCTTTCACGAGCGCCCAATCCACGAGCGACGCCTGGAAGTCGAAGAGAAATTCCGGCATCCAGACCGGCTCGAAACCGCAACCGTCGGCGGATTGCGCCTTGTGGTCGAGGAACTTCTGATAGTCGACGTTGGGTGTCATAGTCCGAATGTCATGAATGAGGACTCTTATTCGGGATGGAACGGGTTGTAGAAGCATATCAGATCGTTGCCGCGCATTGTGGTGTCCTCATGACATGAGCGCTCCGCTGTCGCGCAATGCTTGTTCGGCTATCTGAGCCCCGTATGCAGAACATCCGCTGTCCCGCAGAATATCGAGCAGCGCATCCTGCAGCGCGATGATGGTCCTAGCCGCCTCCGCGCAGTGCTCTGCATCCTCGCGCATTACGTCGTCACTGGTGGGTCGCGGATCGGAAGCCATGGATTCTAGATAATCAGTTAGTGCGCTCATCGTCTTCTCCGGTTACGGCGGCACCGAGACACGGCTCGTCCAGCGCATAGCGAACGGCCTCCATGTCGTGCGCGCAATCCTCATCCGCGCCATCTTCCTCTTTGCGTGCGGCGAGCAACCGTGCTTTTAGCACTTCGATACGCTCCTCAATCCGATGGGCGCGCTGGCGGGCCTTCACCTCGGGCTTCGAGAAATACTTGGCCATGTACGCGCGCTGGCGGGCCTTCACCTCGGGCTTCTGCGTGTACGCGCGCTTGCGGGCCTTCACCTCGGGCTTCTGCATGTACGCGCGCTGGCGGGCCTTCACCTCGGGCTTCTGCATGTACGCGCGCTGGCGGGCCTTCACCGCTTCCGCTGTTTCCTGGGCGAGCTTTTCCTTGACCGCAGCGTCTAGTTCGCGCTTCGCAGTGACAAGCCGCCCCTTCCGCTTCGGGATCGGCGGCGGCTGGAGGATGTCGCGGAGCGTCGAGGCCATCTATTTCGGCTCTACGCTCACGGCGTGGCTCTCGCGCCCGTAGGTCGAGAGCGAAATCAGGTCGTGCCGCGCGTAGCACCACTCGCAGGCGTCGTCCTGGGGGTCCGGGCCGGTGTTGCGAATCGAGCCATCCACGCATAGGGGATTCGGGCAGTCGGCGCTTTGCAGGGCCTTCGCCATCTGATCCAGCAGATGCGTGTAGTCGAGCCCCGACGTGTTCGCGGGGATTTCGATTCGCGCGCCGGCGAGCTCGATCTCGATAACGTTGCCTGAGGTGATTTCCATGCGAGCTCCCTGAATGGGTGAATTGTCAAATGGATCTGCGGACTGCGCGGGCGCGACAGTCGCCGCTCTTGTGGCCGTAGCACTGACGGCCGTCGTCGAAGTCCTGCATCCACGCGTAGTCGTCGCCGCCGGCGTACTGCGCGCTCGACCAGTACCAATCTTCCTTGTACTGGTCCTCGGCGCGGTTGCCGAACATCACCGCCTGCTCGCGGCGCGTGGGCAGGCTCCCGCCCTTCTTCTCGGCCCACTTCTTCGCGTC